CCTTGGACAGTATCGGGTGACCATGGCTCCAAGATTTTGGTCCCCGGGAATGGTGGGGGTGCATGGAACTGAACACCCACCTGCTTTGCGCAGCGTACGCCTCACAACCAACCTGTGGTTTGTTAGGGCTGAGGAAACCCAGGTCCTAATTCTGCCTCCGCAGCAGACCCCGACTGCAGCTAGATGTTGTCCACCCGTGTCTGCCTAGCTACCAACACAGGCCCTTACTTCTTTTCAGACAATTCCCGAAGCAGAGGGAATCATGGGCACAACGGCACCGAAACGATAAACCGAGACGCGCGAGGCTACCCTCACCGCCTACCCGGAACAAAGCCTTACCCGCGCTGTACAGGACCGCCAGCTTGATTAATAGAGAAAACGTGCAACCTCCCGCCAAAGCGTTTGGCACACACGCCGTCTCGTTCACAGAGGCTTAATAAACGGTCCGTTGAGGTCTTACTAAAAACCCGCCTCATACCTTGACCAGCGCGCCACGTCAGACTCAGACAACGAGGTGATCGGTCACAGGGCGGGCTGGAGGCATAGACCTCACCCCCGCCTAAGGGGCAATGGCAGTGTTAGAGGACTCACCGGCATATTGCAGCCAGCTACAAACGACTCGCACCGCACCCCAAACCTCCCGTCTACCCGACAGCCGCCGAAGGCAGTCTCTCAGGGGATACTAAGAACCCGGTGGCACTCGGCCGTCAAGCCGATTATCACCGCTAAGCTACAAAGCCGAAGCCCCACATGGAATCCTGTAACGGTCTTTATAACTGATTTGGAGTTACAATCCTACTTTCAGTTTCCAAAAGGCACTTAGCAAGTGATGTGACTAGATGCGGGGCATCACCCCCTACCACATGAAAAGTTCTCCCCCTTACCCTTCAAACATCGACGGACTGCTAACGGAACGGTGAACCTCCAAGCAGGACCAGAAGATGCTGTTCCAGCACCCACAGTCTTCGGACTTACATCTGGATCAACCCGAGGTGTTGTGCGGCGGACTAATACAACCATGAAGTTGGCTCCAGCACATTTCACCACCCCAGATAACACCGCTGCCTTGACCCTCGGCCTTCCCAGCACCAGGTCCCACTTCACCCGACGTACGTGGTCACCCAGAGCACCTTGAACCGCGTGGACTTAGAGGCACCTAAGAGTGTTTTCCAGCGCTCTAATACAACCATGGAGTTGGCAGCAGGAAATTTCACCACAAAAAGGGGCCCTTAACGTCTTGGACCGGTGTATCACTCCCCCCGAATTAACCCACCACTGAGGTAGCCCTCAACCAGACCAGGCTCGGCCCAGAACCAGTTTGTACGTGTAGGAGGAGCAACTAACTTCCATTGATTCCCGAAGCTGGGGACAGTTAGTTGTTCTTCCAACAACACCTGGGTTTCGGGCGCCACCCCGAAAGCCCGGCTGAAACTGAGTCTCGCCTGATCTGAAGCCACCTCAAACGCGTCCTCCCTAAGCTGCTCCGTCCTAACGCCCAAGACTTGATAGTCCCTATAGAGAGCCGCATCTACAGCTCTGCCGCCAACCGTGGCCCTTCGGAGTTTTTCGGCCCAGACGCCAAGGATCGGCACACCCGCGTTTAGACTCAACTCACACAACGCTATCCCGTGAAGGAAGGGTGTGACAAAGCGGGGATCGTGAAGGTGAGCATGATTGGAGGTACCTTGACTGAGGACTTTCCTAAAATCTCTCACCATCGTCCACCCGCGTTGGGTCTTAACCGGGGCCGACTGCCCAAAACGGACACCTTCGATAAACGACACTGGGCGCTCTAGCACCATTTCATGGCCAGAGACCTTCAGCACCTCTTGGGCAAAGACACGGCAAACCCGGGAAGAATCACACTGGCGCATGAAGACTAAAGCGTTGTCGCCATCGACCAGCACGTCGAATGGTATCTTGAGATCCTTAAGGACCGCGACAACCACCGCGGACATGATAAGTGTGTTACCCATGCCCGTGTTAAAGTCTCCACTTGCGCGACCACCTTCCCGCGAGAACTTCACCCCGTTGGCAGTGATACCAAAGTTGACCAGCTGCTTGGCAAGCATTCTCTGCAAATCCTTATCACCAGGATAAGCTGCCTCATATACTGAATGCTCCAACTGCAACTGCCAGGCACCACAGTGCGCTTCGAAAGCTTTCCCATCCACCTCAAACACCACGCATGACGGCAGGGACTTGAATTTGCGGACTATCAAGTTTGCACGTTGCTTAGGGTTTAGACCTTTTGCACTAACCCGCGTGTTGCTACCCCCGAAGAGCCTTCTGGATGTTAGGTTTCCCCAAAGCCAGTGTTCGAAAGGCTTCAGCCAAGTGGCTAGCTCCAAGTTATACCGAGGAGATCTAGGAAAAATCATCCTCGGCTTCGGGAACTTGGCAAGAGCATTGCACTTCTCGGCCTTCAGAAAAGCTCTCAACATGACGTCACGTGAACTAATTGGGCCGTCATGTATCAGTGAGTTTTCTGCCTCGAGGTATCTACGGCGTAACGCACCCGTGTAAGATAACGCCGTGTCACGGTGGGTCCATCTTTGCTGTCCATATCGTCTACTCACTAGTCTTAGCCGCCCGAAGACGGACTTGACCGGCGCCCTTGCAGACTCAGCACAGTCGGGGGTTGGACCCAGAGATCGCATCAATAGGGCTGCGATCTCGTTGTGCATGCAGTTAGCGTGGACCACAGGTACCCAAGTACCTTCAATTGGGTTAG